GTACGCGCTGGCCAAGTACGGGCCGGTCATCCGTGACGGGGCGCCCAGCGACGCCCCTGCCGCGCCGCTGGAGCAGGACCAGAGCCTGGCCGAGGAGTTGCTGCGGGAAAAGATCCGCAACCAGCGCGCCGCCGCGGACAAGGCCGAGCTGGCTATGGAGAAGGAGCGCGGCAACCTCGTGCCAGCGGCCGATCTGGCGGTCACGCTGGCGTCGTTCGCGGCCGTGATCGAGAACGAGCTCAAGACGGCCCTGCGCACCCAGGCCGGAAAGCTCATCGCGCTGGTTGAAGGCAACGCGCAGCGCCGCGCGGTCCTGACGCGGCAGCTCATGGACGCGGTGGACGGTGGCCTGCGGCATGCCGCCGAGATAGAGGAATACCGCGTGCAGTTTGAAAGCCTTGGGAGTGCCCCGGAGTGAAGTCCAAGCGCGTCACCTGCCGCCCCGCCTGGTGGCCCTGCGAATACCCAGCGGCCATTGTCGGCCGGTCGTTCGTCTACCGCATGGGGGCCGAGCGACTGCGCCTCAAGAAGCCCAAGCGCCGCCCTGTGTCCGAGTGGTCGGAACGGTATCGCGTGCTGTCGCAGTCGTCCCGGCCAGGCCCGTGGCGCAACTCAACCGCCCGCTACCTGGTCGGGGTTATGGACGCCATCGATCATCCCAGCGTCGAGACCGTGGTCTTCTGCAAGCCGCCGCAGTCCGGCGGCTCCGAAGCCGTGCACAACTTCGTCGGCTCGCGCATCGACATGGACCCGGGCGAAGTCCTCTACATCTACCCCGACGACCACACGGCCAGCCTCAACTCGAAAGACCGCATCCAGCCGATGCTGACCGCCTCGCCCCGCCTGTCCTCGTACATGACCGGCGCGGATGATGACGTTTCGACAAGGCGCATAAAGCTCAAGCACATGGTCATCTATCTGGCCAGCGCCCAGTCCGCCAGCCAGCTCGCAAACAAGCCCTGCAAGTATGTCATTTTTGACGAGGTCGACAAGTACCCGGCCGAACTCAAGGGCGAAGCGGACCCGGTCAGCCTGGGCCGCAAGCGTACGACGACGTACGCGCACAGCCGCAAGATGATCGAGCTATCAACGCCAACGACCGAGCGCGGCCAGATCTGGACCTCACTGCGCACAGCGCAGGTCGTGTTCCATTACTGGTGCAGGTGCCCGCACTGCGGCGAGATGCAGACCATGCTTTTCAAGGACATCAAATGGGACGGCGGGCACAAGGCCGATCCTGAGGAAGTCCGCGCCTACGGCCTCGCCTGGTACGAGTGCCGGCACTGCCGGCGCCCCTGGTCGGACGAGGAGCGCGATGACGCGGTCAGGCGCGGCGAATGGCGGGCAAGCTCCGGCGGGCATCCCCTGTTCGCCGACCAGGACGCGGCCATGGGCGCCGGGCCGGCTCTGACGCTTTTCGCGGCCCTCGACAAGTTGCAGCCCAAAAAGATCGCGTTTCATCTCCCGGCCTGGGTGTCGCCGTACGTCTCCATCTCCGAGTGCGCCGCCGCGTTCCTCGATGGCCAGCGCGACCCCATGAAGCTGCGCGACTTCTCCAACGCATTCGAGGCTGTGCCATGGCGGGAGATTCGAAAGGAGCGCGAAGAGGACACGATCCTTGCCCTGCGCGACGAGCTCGACGAAGGAGTGGTCCCGCCCTGGGCGGATGTGTTGACGGTCGGCGCGGACACGCAAGACAACGGCTGGTGGTTTGAGGTCCGCGCCTGGGAGATCGGCCCGGACATGCGCAGCCATGGAGTCAGGCGGGGCTTTGTCGAGACCCTGGACGCGCTCGACGACGTCCTGCTGCGGACATCCTACTGCAAGGCGGACGGCAGCGAAGCCCCGCTCGTGGCCGGGCTCATCGACGCCATGGGCCACCGCACCGCGGAGGTCTACGACTGGTGCAGGACGCGGCGCATCATTCGCCCGAGCAAGGGCGAGACGCGCATGACGAGGCCCTTCGAAGAGACACGCATCGACACTATGCCGGGCAGCAAGAAGGCTATCCCGGGCGGCCTGGTCCTGCAGCGCGTAAAGGTCAATTTTTTCAAGGACAAGCTCGCGGGCAAGTTGCAGATCAGCGTCGCCGATCCCGGCGCGTTCGGCTTCTCGCGCGACCTGTCACCTGCTCATGCCCGCCATTATATTTCCGAATATGTCGACACAAAAACAGGAGGATGGATATGTCCAGAGCACAAACCGAACCATCTGTGGGACTGCAGCGTGCTGGCCATGGCGGCCGCAATGATCGCCCGGCTGCACCTCCCAAGAAAGCAGGAGCTGTCGTCACCGGCAAAGGTGCGGCCCCAGCAAGAGAGGAGACAAAGGTGGTAGGGCGGCCGCTGGTCGGCATGAAAGAAATAACCCAATACGCCCGACGCTCGGAAACAACTATTTTGCGATGGATAAGAGATCTTGGATTTCCAGCTGAAAAAATTGGAGGCGGCAAAGGGCTCTGGGAAAGCAACACGGCCAGTATTGACAGGTGGAAAATGGGGCAAGTCGAAGGGTGCTAATCAGCCTTCTTGTAACACTCCCCGTCGTTAACCGTCGGGGAGTTTTTGGCTTAAAAATACCATGTCAAGGTATAAAAAACAGTAAAGCCCAGTAATGTTGGCCCTGTGCCCGGTAAAGTCCGGTAAACACCAGTAGCCCAAAAAAACCCGTGGTACGTCTTGACCCACAAGAAAGAGAGCCTCGCGCACCACGGAGTCCAGTTTGGCATTCACGACTTGGGCCGCACTCAAAACGCAGATGGAACAGGATCTGGCCAATGGCCAGGCCCTGACCCAGTCGTACACCGTCGACGGGACAACCCGCACATTCCGCACTTTTGACGACTGGCAGAAATTCTACGGCTTCGTGTCCTCCAGGGCCGCCCAGGAGTCCGCCCCGAGCGTCCAGACCGGCCGCGCCTACGCCCGGCCCAGGGGGCGCTTCTGATGATCGGTCGCGCCCTCGACTCCGTCATCTCCGTTTTCTCCCCGGAAAAAGCCCTGCGCCGCGCCACGGCCCGCCAGCTCTATGCTAGCCAGCGCCAGTATGCCGCAGCCAAGGAGTCACGCACCCAGTACGGCTGGAGGCCAACATCCGGCGCAACGGTCAACGACGAGATCCGCACCTCATCGCTCTACGTCCGCGCCCGCATCCGGCAGCTCGTGCGCGACTTCGCTCCCTTTGGCCGGGCCGTCCAGATCCTGGAAGACCTGGTCGTCGGTCCCGAGGGCATCCGCTGGCAGTCCAAGCACGAGACCCTGTCGAGCGAGCTGGAATCAGTCTGGCGTGCATGGGGCGAACAGGCCGACATCGCGGGCAAGCTGCACTGGATCGAAATGCAGGGCCTCGCGCAGCGCCAGCTTTGCGAGTGCGGAGAATACATCTTTGTCAAGCATCAGCCCAAGGGCGTGCGCATCCCCTTCCAGCTCCAGTGCGTGGAGCCTGACCGTCTGACGGGCGAGACCGTGCGCGTCGCTGCCGAAAATAGCATTGATCAGGGCGTCGAGTTCGACCCGGTCACGGGCCGCGTCCTCGCCTACCATATCGACAGCGGCGAATACAACCGCAAGGTCCTGCGCATCGACGCCTCGCGTGTGCTGCACGGCTTCCACTGCCTGCGCCCCGGCCAGCTTCGAGGGATATCCCCCTTCACGGCTGGCGTGCTGCTGGCCAACGATCTGGCCGAATACATGGACACCGAGATCGACGCGGCCAAGACCGCCGCCAAGTATCTGGCGTTCGTCAAGACCGCAGACGCTGCAGGCTTCCAGGACGCGCGCGGCCTGACCACCGAGGACGGCAAGAAGATCGACGACATGGAAAACGCCATCGTCGAGTATCTGCGCCCCGGCGAAGAGATCACGCTGGCTAACAACCCGCGCCCCGGCAATGGATGGGAGCCCTTTGTGCGCTTCATTCTGCGCATGCTCTCGATCTCGACCGGCGTGCCCTACGACACCCTGTCCGGCGACTACAGCCAGTCCAACTATTCCAGCTCCCGCCTGGCCCGCAACGATCTGAACATCATCCTGCGGCCCAAGCAGTCCCGCCAGGTGCGGCATCTGTGTCAGCCCGTCCTGCGCGACGTCATCGAGGCCGCCGTGCTTTCGCGTCAGCTCCAGATCACGGACTACCACCAGCGCCCCTACCTCTACCACGAGGGCTCGTGGATCGCGCCGGGCCTTGCCCCTGTCGACCCACTCAAGGAGTCCAAGGCCGACCGCGACCAGATGGACGGGCTGCTGCGCTCCCCGCAGGAGATCTGCGCCGCTCGTGGCCGCGACTACGAAGAGGTCCTGGACGAGATCGCCAGGGCCCGCGCCATGCAGGACGCCCGCAATCTGACCCCGGCAGACGTATCGACCGCGACGGCCAGCAACCCGGCCACAATAATCGGAGACGACGATGAATGATCTGACCACCAGAAAGATGGCTGTTGCCCCGCGCGGCCCGCAGACCCTGGACGAGGACGCCCGCACCGTTGACGCGGTCATGACGACCGAGGCCCCGGCCAAGGTCGTGGACTGGGACCGCTGGGAGATCGTGGACGAGATCCTGATCCTCGACGGCGCGCAGTACGCCAAACAGCTGCCGCTCCTGAACAGCCACGACCGCTCCGGGGTCGAGCAGGTGCTCGGTTCCGTGCGCGAGATCCGCCGCGACGGCGAGGGCCTGGTCGGGACCGTGCACTTTTCGTCCGTGCCCGAGGCGGACAGCGCACTGACCAAGGTGCGCGAGGGCCACCTGACGGACTTCTCCATCGGCTACACCGTGCAGGAATCGGTATGGGTCCCGGAAGGCCAGTCGTACACCCTGAATGGCAAGGCCTATGAAGGCCCGGTCAAGCTCTCCACGAAATTTGAAATCAAGGAACTTTCTATCTGCCCCATCGGGGCGGACAAGCTGGCCAAGGCGAGAGCTGCGGCGAACCTTAACCCGAAAGAGGAACCTATCATGGAACCCAAAGACGAGGGCCGCAGCCCTGTGGCCACTCCCACCCCGGCACCCGCGGTGCCGACCGTTGACGAAGGAAAGATCCGTGCTGACGTCGAGTCCGCCGAGCGCGCCCGCGCCGCCGAGCTGATGGCCATGGGCCGCAAGTTCGACTGCATGGATCTGGCCGTGAAGGCCGTGGCCGACGGCACAACCGTGAGCGCTTTCAACGGCGTCGTGCTGGACCACATGGCCGCCAAACAGAGCGCGCCGGCTCCCCTGTTCCGCATCGAAGCGGGCGAGGTGGACCAGGACAAGTTCCGCGCGGCAGCCGTCGAAGGCCTGCAGTTCCGCGCCCTCAAGGGCGGCAAGGCCAACGAGTTCACCGGCATGACCCTGCGCGAACTGGCCCGCGAGTGCCTGATCCGCGCCGGAGTCCGCGCGGGGTATGATCCCATGGCCATGATCGGCCGCGCGTTCACCTCCAGCGACTTCCCGTACATCCTCGAAAACACCGCCCACAAGAGCGTTGCCGAAGGGTACGAGGGCGCGAACGAGACCTGGCGCGAATGGTGCGGCGTGGGCATCGCGACCGATTTCAAGACTCATTCCATCGTGCGGCCTTCCGGCACTTCCGGCCTGGTCCAGATCGTCGAGGGCGGCGAGTACAAGCATGGCCAGATGGATGAAGCCCGCGAGCAGTACGCGCTCGGAACCTATGGCGCCCTGTTCGCCATCTCCCGCCAGGCCATCATCAACGACGACATGGGCGTCTTCACGGACCTGCCCATGGATATGGGCGAGGCTTCCGCCGCCCTGGTCGGAGATGTGGCCTATGCCGTCCTGACCGCCAACGCGGCCATGGGCGACGGGACCGCGCTGTTCGACACCTCCGTCCACAAGAACCTGGCGAGCTCCGGCGGCGCGATCTCCGTGTCGACGGTCGGCGCTGGCGAGGCCGCCATGCTCAAGCAGACCACCGCGAACGGCAAGCGCAAACTGAACATCCGCCCCGCGTTCTGGCTCGGACCTGTAGCCCTCAAGGCCTTGGCCGACCAGTTCTTCGCCAGCCTGAAGGAGGGCACCCAGGCCAAGCCCGAGCTGGTCAACCCCTACGCCGGGGTCATCAAGCCCATCGTCGACGCCCGCCTCGACGACGCCTCCGCGACCAACTGGTATCTGGCCGGCCCCAAGGGCAAGTTCGTCAAGGTCTTCTTCCTCAACGGTCAGGAAGCGCCCCGCGTCGAGACCAAGCAGGGTTGGACCATCGACGGCGTGGAATTCAAGGTTTCCGTCGACGTGGCAGGCAAGGCCGTGGACTGGCGCACCGGCTACAAGAACCCGCAGTAAGCACCTAAACGACGGGGCGGAAGTCCGCCCCGCATGAGGAATAAGTCATGGCTAAAAATTACATTCAGGACGGAAACGTCATCGACTTCACCGCTGGAGCCGCGACCGTCAGCGGCCAGGTGGTGGTGGTCGGGTCCATCGTCGGCATCGCTGCCGCCGATGTGGCCAACGGAAAGGTCGGCCCGCTGATCGTCAAGGGCGTGGTCGAGATCCCGGCCGCCACCGCCGAGATCACGGTCGGCGCCGCCGTGTACTGGGCCGCAGCCGGTGACCCCGTTGGCGGGACCG